GGATGTGGTATCTCAGTACAGTTTTAGTATAACACTTTTATGAAATATTTAACTTCAATATGGACTACAATTCTATTAGGTATTACACTTTGTGTTATACGGATTGCAGACCCACAGATATTAGAACAATTTAGACTCAGTATATTCGACCAATATATACAATCAATTCCAGTAGAACATTCAAACGATATAGTGTTGATTAATATATCCGAGTCTTCACTCGAAGCCTATGGACAATACCCTTGGCCACGTCAGAATCACGCAGCGGTGATATCTGATTTAAGAAACTCGAATGCTGGTATGATAGGGTTCACTATTATGTTTCCAGAAGCAGATAGGTTTGGTGGAGATGAAGTTTTTGCATCTTGGATAAAAGATAATGGTATTATATTATCACAAGACGCAGATGCTAATGGTAGGTCAAAAAAAGCTCCTTATGTAGGATATGCAACATTTGGATATAGTGGTGATGTATTAGATTTAACTTATCGTTATGGAGGTTTAATTACTAATATTGATTCTCTTGAATCGAATGCTTGGGGCGCAGGATTATTAAACGGAGCTCCTGAAGTAGATAACTTAACAAGAAGAATACCGTTATTATCTCAAGTTAATGGAGATTTATATCCATCATTTGCATTAGAAACAGTACGTGCAATGCAAGATAAAAAATCATATACAATTAAATTAAATGAAACAGGAATTGAAAGTATTATATTAAGACCTTTTATAATACCAACAGATGAAAGAGGAAGTATATGGTTAAAATGGAATACTCATTTCGAATCGATTGATTATGATGGACAACCTTTACCAGATTTAAAAGGAAAGACAGCCATTATAGGAGTCACAGCAAAAGGTATTGTTCCTCAGGTATCTACACCAGCTGGTTTATTATATCCCCATGAAATACAAGCAAACGCTTTACAGACAATAATATCAGATAAACCAATATCAAGACCACAATGGACATTTATGGTTGAGTTGGGGATGATTGTTCTGGGCTCTCTTTTAATTGTTCTATCGGTTTACTATTTGCCGATTTGGATTGGTGCTGTATTCTTCGTCGCCTCTGCGTTCTTATCTGGTCTTGCTTCTTACTACGCCTGGTACGAATTTTCTATACTCCTCGATTTATCAGCTACTCTAATAATATATATACTTTTACTCACCTCAGCGAGTTTCAATAACTTTTATATTCAATTTAAATTAAGACAACAAATAAAGAAACAATTTGGTACATATGTGTCTCCTGACTTAGTTAAGCAATTACAAAAAGACCCATCATTACTCAAGCTTGGTGGTGAAAGAAAAGAAATGACCTTTATGTTTATGGATATATGTGGATTCACTCCAATATCTGAGCATTATAAAAACAATGATGACCCAGAAGGATTAGTAATTCTTATAAATAATTATTTAGATACAATGACAAAGATTGTTCTTAAGAATGGCGGAACAATAGATAAATTTATGGGTGATTGTATTATGGCATTTTGGAACGCCCCATTACCATGTAGTAACCATGCAGATAAAGCCGTTAAAACATCTATAGAGATATGTGAGGCAGCTGATGAACTTATACAACAACTTGAAGACCAAGGTTTACCTAGGATTGATATTGGCATTGGTATCAATACCGGCACATGCATCGTCGGAAACATGGGAAGCGAATCTAGATTTGACTATTCCGTCATTGGAGATGCCGTCAACCTTGGTGCTAGACTCGAAGGCCAAACAAGAAATTATGATGGGATTCGAGTGTTGTTGGGACCAGAAACTTATCGAAGCTGTACATCTCGAGAATTCGCTGAAGTCGATCGAATCCTGGTCAAAGGAAAAAGCGAAAAAGTCACCATATACACACCAGCAATATAATCGAGATAAAAAGGTATGGATTACATGGTATATACTAAATGCATTAGATGTTCATTCAACAATAAAAGGGCTAAAATATTCTTGTATACAAGAGCGCAATCCAACTTTACCAAGCGTTCCTCATAAAGACCGTTTAATTCTTCATAAGATTATTTTTATGTCCACTATATTTCACCCTAAGGCGGAAATTTATACTGATGAGGACCTTACACTGATAAATTTAATAGTAGGTTCTGTTGTCATTAATAATTATAAACTTCTTAGTGAAAATAAAAACAATCCTTATTGTCCTAAACGCGGTTAAAACTGCTGACATAGTGATTGTTGTGTAATTATTTTCATTATTTTCCCAAAAGTCCTTTACATTTGCTCCCAACTAGGGTATAATATACCTATACAGTTTAAAAGATAAGGAGTTAAAATGAGTATAAGAATATTAGGAAACCAACCAGAACCATCACTAACAGAGAAAGGCTTTGAAATCACAGAGTTTGAATTAAGAACTAGAGACGAAAAACTTTTTGCAAAAGGGAAAACTATTGTAAATGAGTACGTTGCTAAAAATCCAGAGTTAGAGCAATGTCAACTATTTATTAGCGACCCAATGACTGTAGGTATTTATCCTCAGTATAACGAAGGTTTAGCGTTCAATAAAATAGTACTAGAATTAGAAGCACTTGGCTTTTATGGTAAAGCAGCAGGTTATAGAGAGGTAGCATAATGAGAATAGTAGATATAAAAGATTTAGTAGGACAAGATGATGGCATCAAGTTCACAACTAGTGGTAAAACTTTCGAAGGCTATGTCAAAGAAATCAACGATACAGATATCGTAGTAAGAGCGTATAATAATGATATTAACAAAGAAGTTAAATATGATACATATATCTTACCTTACGTAACATTTAAAGGTATTAATATCGAATGGTTTTTTGAAGGACAAGGTTGCGATAATTCAGCAATTGGAATGTCTGGATATTGGGTTAACGATTTACAAGAGGTAGTAGCATAATGAAAATAATATTTGATGTAGATGGAACATTAATGGATGTTGAACACAGAAGACATTTTGTCGAAGGAGTATCAACTGATTGGAAAGCTTTTGAAGAAGCAACACAAGATGACACTCGTATGGAGCATGTCTTTGAAGTTGCAGAATCAATGTATGACGCTGGCCATGAAATAGTTATTGTTTCAGCTCGTAAAGAAAGACAAAGAGAGTTGACTGAGCATCAGCTTAAACAGACAATGGGCGTATTTTGGTCGCATCTTTTTATGAGACCAGATGATAGCTTTGAGCCTGACCATCAGTTCAAACAAAGAGTTTTAGATGAGCTTATTAAAGCTGACTGGAAACCAGACATGGTATTTGATGACAGAGACCAGGTTGTTGAAATGTGGAGAGCTAATGGTATTCCATGTTTTCAAGTTGCACCGGGGAACTTTTAAGATGGGTAAGATAAGGCAATGGTTTCGTAATTGGCTTGATAAAGCAGTCGAAAGGTCTATGCAAAGACAAGCAGATAGACTGTTTGACAAGTCAAGAATTAAATATAGAGATGGAGATAATACTTGAGAATAGAACAACACTTTCTCACAATTATTTCACCAAAAAGTGAAAAAAAACCTTTACATTTGCTCAAAAGTATGTTATAATATACATATATTCAAAATTGATAAGGAGTTAAGAATATGAAAAAATTAGTAATACACACACAATATCTCGAGAACTACGGGGATTCAAAAGACCCGTACATGAAGTTCAAGGGCGGCACTACTTACGTAATGTCGAATTGCGGCGAGCTCAATGAAAATGAGATTGCTACTCTCGTGGCTAGAGTCAAGCCATATATAACCACTGACTTAGTCAAGTCAAACGGTGGTTCAGAAGAATACGTCAACGACGTAAAAGTTGTTCCTCACACAGAGCAAGTTTGCGCTGACTGGGATTCAGTCACAGAGTTTTCTTTTGACCTTTTTGGTGATGTTAATTTCATCAAAATTACTGATAACCGTGAAGATGGTTGGATGAGAAAAGAAATTCTCGAAACAACTGAGACATGGACTAACGACCGTGAAAACTATAAGAAAGAATTCTTAATGGAAGACGGCGATTTTTGTGTTGGCGATAAAGAAGCTGGAGCATGGCTCAAAGAGAATGCAGTAGTAGAATCAAGAATTGAAAGAAACATAACATTTTAAGGAGTAAATTATGGAAAGATTTTTAATTACAACTGAGTCATATATCTATGCAGAGGACGAGAATAAAGCAAAGTCACTCGCTAAATATATTCAAGGTAAACAAAAAAAGCAATATGACAATCAATGCGTTGTCACAAAATTACAGTACGCGCCATTTGGTATGGGTGGTACATGGTCTAATTTAATTGAAGGAGAATATTTAAATGACTAAAACATTTGATAAGCTAAAAGCTGAATTGCTGCAAATAAAAGAAGAGTATGAAATGAAAGATATTATTTCAAATCTAGATGCTCGAAAAGCAGCAATTAAAACTAAACAAAAAGAAGAAATGAAATTACACAAGAGGCTTACAGCTTCTGTCAAAAAAGCTGGGGAACATATGCCAGGCTCTTTAGATTTCAATTCACCAGAAAATATGTATCATTCAGAAAAAGATGTATCTAGGTTTTTACAAGATACAACTTATATGGATGCTTATCACGCGTCTAAACTAGACCAGGAGTGGAACTAATGAGTGTATTACACAAATTAATCTCTTTGCAAGATGCAAGAGATAGAGCACAGGACCCAGACTTTAAATTGTTATGGGAACAAAAAAGATTACAATTAATTAAATTAGCAGAAAGAGGAGAAAAAGGACAATGGGCCAATACGACGAAAGAGTTGAAAAGCAACGAATTAAACTAGCAGCTGAAGACTGGGCAAAAGGTGTTAAATCATTACATGCTCATTCATTAAGTTCAATGTGGTATGATAATAGACCGCAAGATACTGAAAGTGGTAAAAGAGTTATTGATAAGGAATATAATAATGGCCTTGTTGAAAGAACTTTATCAAACGGCGAAACATTCTTATTTACAAAATATGAAATGACAGGCGATGATTTAATTAGTGCTTATTCACAAAATAGCTAAAAATAATCCTTTACATTTACAAAAAAGTATGATATAATATACATTATGAACGAATATCTAATAGAAACAAACAATCACATGGAAGGTATACAAAAAGTATATAGATTTCCAAATGGTTATGGTGCAAGTGTAATCAAGCACAAAGGTTCTTATGGATATAAAAAAAGTCTATGGGAACTTGCTGTTTTACACGAAGGCGAACTTTGTTATGACACTGAAATAACCAATGATGTTATTGGTCATTTGAATGACCCCGAAGTAGATAATATATTAGGACAAATTTACAGATTATGAAAAATAAAAAAAGACGTCCAGTGAGTACGTTAACACACACCACAAGAGAAGTTGCACTTGATTTTTTAAGATGGAAAAAAGAACAACAAGAAAAATCAATGATTGGACATAATGGAGGTCCTAAGTAATGGCTGTTACGAGCTTCTATATGGGTTCACTAAGGTATTCACCTTGTGGAAGGAAGAGAAAAAACCACGCAGCTAATAGAGTTAAAAAGAAGCCAGTGGCTTTTCAATCAGCAGCTTTAAGAGAATCTCAATTAAATAAGATACGAGAAAGACAAGCTGTACAATATAATTCCTTAATGGAAGAATATATGAAGAATGGTAATTACCATGAAATCGCTAGCGATTGTAGTAAAAAAGAAACAATGAAGTATACTGGCACCTTAGTAAAAGGTATTGCCACTATGCATAAATCAAATGCTGTACCAGTTATCTCTCAAGAAGAAGCAACTGATATTGCTAATATGAGGAGAAACTAATGAATACATTTTTTACTATATTAATTACAATAGGAGCAATGGTGTTTGCATACATGTCAAGCCATGTCGCTGAAGAACAAAGAAAAGGAAAACAAATCCCATTACCTTGGGAGAAAGATTAATATGTCAACGGCTGAGTCTCAACAATGCGACTCCTTATCACCCGCAGAGGCTCGGCCACCTTTATTCACAAAAATCGTTTACAAACGACTTAAAATGTGTTATAATATACATATAAACAATTAAGGAGAAATATGGCAGCAAATAAAAGAAAAAGAGGACCAAGTCTAGATGATAAGTATCTTGGACCAGAACCAATTTATACTAAGGAATCAGAGTTCAACGATAGAGAGTGGACAAGAGGAGCTTCATGGTATAACTATTTTTATAAGACTAAGGATTACATGCCTACAACTTATCAGTTTGCAATGGACTATTGTGGATACGATAAAAAGAAAGTAGCAGTACTTAAAAGACTTAAAGACTATAAATTTATGTCAGTTAATAAACTGATTAAACTACATTATAGAGGATGGGTCTATTCAGATGAACAATTAGATAAGATTAAAGATTTTATTAATGTTCAATATAAAATCGGCTTAAAAGAAAAGAAAGTCGAAGAAGCTAAAAAAGCTGTAGTAGTTGTTATCAGTCCTGCTGAAAGAACTCGCAGAAAAGTGATGGATACTATATACGCTGATTTTGATTTAGAAATAGTTGAAGGTTGGTTAGAAGGAGACTTTAATAGAAAGTTTAGTGCTTATAACAGATTTAAAGGTCATAACTTAAAAGGTAATGCCATCAAGATATTCAGAGAATTATTAGATACTGAATATAATAACATCAATGAGGCATATGAAAAGACTTGCGACCAATGTGTCGAAGCTTATTCTCACTGGACTAAAGGCGAAAAAAATAAAATACTTAAGCAGTTTAGAGAAATATTTGCTGATTTAGATAGATTAAAAGATTCGTTTAAGGCTACTAAACTACCAAGAGCTAAGAAAGTTAAAGCTTCAGACCAACAGGTTAGTAAGTTAAAGTATTGTACAGAAGATAACGACGTTAAGTTAACCTCGATTAATCCTGTAATGATACCTGGCAAACACAAGCTGTATGTCTATAATAGAAAGAACAAGAAACTTATTGAATACTTTACAGACTCAGTAAGTGGCTTCGAAGTATCAGGCACTTCAGTAAAAAACTTTACTAAAGAGTCTAGACAAGCTACTTTAAGAAAGCCAGATGAAATACTACCAATGATTTTAAATAAAACAGAAAAACAAATTGAAAAGATTTGGGATACATTAACAACAAAAATAGATAAACCAACAGGCAGAGTTAATGCTGACTGTATATTAATGAGAGTATTTTAGGAGGATAATATGCTATCAGTCGGAGAAAAGTTTCCTGCATTCTCACTGCAAGGAATTAACGAAAAAAATGAATTTGTGAGAGTTGAAGTAAACGAAAGTTATATGCCACAGAAAAAACAGTGGAGTGTAGTTTATTTCTATCCTAAGGACTTTACCTTTATATGTCCAACAGAAATAGCTGGGTTTGACTGTTTAGTCGATGATGCTAATGTTATTGGAATAAGTGGAGATAATGAGTTCTGTAAATTAGCTTGGAAACAAGATAATAATTTAATTGGTACTATTAATCATACATTAGCAGCTGACTGTGGATTAGGACTATCACATCAACTAGGTATTGTTAATGAAGATGAAGGTGTTCCATACAGAGCAACATTTATCTTTGATAAGAATAGAGTTATACAACATGTATCTATTAACGCTTTAGATACAGGAAGAAACGCACAAGAAGTATTAAGAACATTGAAAGCTTTACAAGCAGGTGGTCTTACAGGTTGTGCTTGGAATGAAGGTGAAGAGTTTGTCGGATAAAGATAATCCAATAGAGCAAAAGATTATGACAAAGAAGAGATTCTCTGCAGCAGTAGAGCATCTTGTAGCAAATAATAGTATGTCATATATCGATGCAGCATCTTATGTCGTAGAACAAAGAGGTATGGATTATAAAAATCTTAAGAAGCTCTTAACAGATTCTTTAAAGCAAAAGATTGAAGAAGAAGCTTCAGGCTTACATTTAATTAAATCAAAGAGAGGTAATAAACTACCTCTATGAATGACCCATTTGAATCTTATAAATTATATAACGCACTTAAATTACATTTCGAAACAGATGGATATGATGCGATTAAATTTCATTTTAAGACTTCAGTAAAACCTACGTCATTCTTTAAACGAAAAGATAAGTTTTTCTTTGCAAAGCTAGCTAAGACATATGAAAATGAATTAAAAGATTTTTATATAGCTAACTTTAAAAACGACGTTAAGTATGTCGGTGATATGCTTAATGAAGGTGGAGAAAGATATTATAGAGACCATAAAAAAATTATGGAATCTTTAACGTATCAGTTTCAAACTGATATAAATAAACTTAATGATATGGATGTATCGTTTGATTCTCTTTTAGAAGCAGAAGATAATAATCATCCATTGATTATAAAGCTTTGGATGCAAGAAGAAATACTATTGGAAACAGTAGTTATCTTGGATTCAATAATTGGATTTGTAGAACGCGAAAATAAAAATATTACGGACACTATTATATGGCCTGATATTTATAGAAAAATTATGAAATACAAACCATTTGTAAAGTTTGATAGAAATAAATGTTTAAATTTATTAAAAGAAACCTTTACAAAACCATAGAAGTGTGGTATAATATACTATTATATAATGAATAAAGTGGATAATTCAGTAATACAGTGTAAATACAGGAGAAATATATGTCACTAGAAAATC